GTTTGTTTATAAAATTGTGCATACTGTAACATCTCTTGATAATATTCTATTTTTAAAACAGGTTTAATATCAAATGTATCTGTTGTATAATAATAATATGAACCTGTATTAATTATAAAATTTTTAGGTAGTGATATAATATAATATTCTCCATTATTATTATATGTATATACTATTTTTGCAACTATTCTCATATTATTAGATATTAAAGTTATACTATTATTTTCTATATTTTGTCCAAATCCATCAGATATTTTAATTTTATATAATATTTCATTAAATTTCTGTCTAGTACCAGAATAAGGCATATAATAAAAGTTTGATAATGGACTATATTGATTTTTGAAACCAATATTAGCTGTATATTTTCTGTTTAATTTCGGTTTAAATATAAATCCTATATTATCAACAAATGATTGGCATAAATTAATGTCATTTGTTAAAGTATCTATCAAGTTATTTGGTATAATAATTGTTAAATTATTATTTATTATTGAAAAGTTTATTGTCTCAATATTGGTTGTATTTATTGTATAATATATGTTATTGTCTATTATAAACACAAAATCTGATGGAATTATTATTGTTAATATATTTGTATTAATTGTATATTTAGTATTATCTAATGTCCAAATGTTTTTCTGTATAAAACCATATTTATTTAATTCATTTAATTTATTAGTTGTAAAATATGTATTTCCATTTGATTGATTAATATAATTTACTTGCTCTGGATTATATTTATTAACATTATTTGTATATATATAACCAATAATATTTGAACATTTTGAATAAGTATTTTTAATATAATATAAATAGTCATTGCTTGCTGTCAATGAAATAACTTCATTATAAATATTTTGATTAATTTTTTTATTATGAATTATTGTAGTATATATTCTATTCTCTAAAAAATCAATCTTATCTTGATTAAAATAAAATATTAATTTATTATTACCACGAGAATATACATATAATGGTGTTACATTTTCTGGTTGAGTTGGTAAAATAAAATCTGTTGCAGTAATAAAATTATTATCATCATGTATATATGATATATCATTAAATGGGGGATATAATTCATATTCTATTAATTGTATATTTTTGTTATCTGGTGTAGTACTTGATTTTATTTGTGTTATTATATTTACAGGTGTATATAGGTTGACATCATGATCTAATTTTGATACAATATTTGAAAATATATTAGTTGTTGTTTTAATAAAATAAATTGAATCTTCATAAAATAATAGGTGTTTAACTTTGTTAATTTCAATATATGTATTTTCAGGAATATATAAATTATTAAGAAAAGTTAAATTGGATACATAATCTCCTATCAAATCTTTAGTTATTTTAATTGTTATTAATATATTTTCATTTATTATTTCAAATATATCATTTATATTAATCGTTGATACTGGTAATAATAATGTAAAATTATATATATCATTTTTAATAAATATTTTATTTATTGTTATTTTTAATCCTTTATAATAAATATTTTCTATATATTTGATATCATCTTTTGTTATATTAAATGTTATATTATATAAATAACCTAAATATTTAGTAGATATAATATTATATATTGTTTTCTGAACTAATACAAAAAAATCTGTTGGTTTTATATTATACTCAGATGTAAAATTTATTTGTTCAGGAAATATTTCAACATTTGAAATATTAATATTTGATGATATATTACAGTCATGCTTTGCACAACTAGATAATAGGGTATTATCACCTGATAAAAAATCTAATGTATATGTACTATTTTTAAGTATTTCATCACTATTAACATTTAATTTATATTTGTAAATAGGATTTATATTTAATATATTTTTAATATTAATAATAGATTGACCTGTTGGTTGTAATTCTGTTGCAAAATTAATAGTAACATCATTATATGGTGCTAAATTCCAATATTTTGCATTTGCATAATTTGCTAAACCATAATATACAATATTAATATTAGAGTTGAGTTCTATATACGAATATATATTATTTTGATTAGTACTATTAGTACTATTAGTTACTATAATATTATCAGTAAATTCTTTATCTAAATTAATAAAAGTTTCATTATTCTGATATTTTTCCCATATTTTTTCTAATAAAAATTTAATTGGACTATTATAAAAATAATCTGGATTTTCTATTAATGGTTTTGTAAAATTATTAAATAATTCAGTTAAATTATCTCCTAATATTCTTAAATATCTTAATAATTTACATATTCTTACACCAAAATTAGCTACTGTTGGTTGTGGTATTTGGTTTGTCGTTTGGTTTGTATTAATCCACCATACAATATGTTCAGATATTTGATTATAATTAGTAATATTTCTATATACTTGTGTATTATCAGAATTAATTTCACATATGTATTCATTACTTAAATAATATTCTATTTCTTGTTCGCCATCAATATTAATTAATGGCGGTGATAAGTCATTTTTAAATATAATATTATTTCCATCAAAAAATACATTAAAATCTTTTATAACTTTATGATTTTGTAATAGTAAATTTATATTTTCAACTACATTTAAAAAAAAATCAGGTTGTGATATCCAATTACTTATTTGTGAAATAATTATTGGTTCTATTATTTTTATAGATTCATAATTTTGTAAATAAATAGTATTTGTATTGATTGCAAATATAAATTTTTTTAATATATTAACTTCATTATTTGTAAGATAACTACTAATTGCTGTATTTTCAAGTTCTGTTACTAATTGACTAGATATTTCATATTTAATAATTACTTTATTAATTAGTTGTTGTAATGATGTTGTTGTATTAGCAGAACTTAATATAGACCACGTTTTCCAAGGTTTTAAATAATTATAAATTATATTTGTATCTATATAACTATTTAAAAATAATTGTTGTCTTAATTGTTTAACATCTGTAAATAATGTAGAACTATTAAATAAATTAGATAAATTATCAATTGTATAACTTATTAAAAATTGTACCATATAATAATCATTATTAATTTCAATATTATCATCATCGATAAAATTTTTGGTAGATAATATATTATTACTATTATTAAAATCAGAAATTGATAAATATGCATCTTTTATTTTATAATTTTCGGTTATGTTTAAAATTAAACTTGAATTATCAATTAGTTTAAATTTATATTCTGGTTTATCAGGATTTATTTTTGATATTAATATATTTTGCACAATTTCTTCTGTATTTAAAACTTTTGTATTAATATATAAATCCAACAAATCATCATTTAAATTTTTATCACTTTTGATTTGTTTAGTTTGTTGTAATGATTGAACCAAATAATTAATATTTTTAGTATATATTATGTTAATATTATTTATATATGTATCCGATTGTAATGTATATTTATTATTATCTTTTATAATTATATATGTATTCAGTAAATTTGTATCAGTGAATACTTGATTATATATGCTAGTATCAACTGTTTCAGTTTGATTAAATATTATATCTTGATAATATTTATTATTTAATTTATATAACTTATCTGTAAAACTAATAAAATATTGTTTAATTATTTCAATTGGTTGCATATTATTATTTGATATTTCTTTAACTTGTACAATTTGATTATCACCATATACAAAATTTCCATTTACATTAATTTTAATTGAAATTAATTTACAAAGTGTATATGAATATGATGATAAAAATAATGGTTTTGTATATATTTTAATCTTATTACCATCTTTAATTTTAAACAAATGTATTCTTTGAATATCAAAATTACTTTTTTCACACAGTAAAAAATAGGTACCTATTAAAGTATCAAAATTATTTATAGTACCATCTGAATTTATCATTCTATAATTATAAAAATAAATATTAGTATAATTTGTTGAATCTATTTCATTATTTATTTCATTATCTGTTATACTAATTCCATATTGAAATTTTATTGGTTGTGTATTTCTAGTTTTTTCTATAAAAATTAATTGATCATTCTTAAGAGCACATCTAACAACCTCAATATATGGTTTATCTTGATAAAGTTGATCATAATTTGGTAATTCAATACTATAGTTATATCTAAATTTATTTAAATAAAATAATGATGATTCTGTTGATTCTGATGATGATATTATCATAAAAGTAGAATTTATATTATCAGTTATCCCAGTATTAGTTGATTCTGTCAAATATAAATAATAATTATTTTCAACATATTCTATTTTTCGTATAATTTTATAAGTACCAAATATTTTAACAGATTGATTATAAAACCATGTAAATGTTGATATAAAACTAGATGGATCAATAAGTTTATATCTTTCATTATCTAATTCATATATTACATTAATTTTAATAGGATGATTATTAGTTAAGCTTGTTGTAAAATTTTTTGGTATAGTCATATAATTATTAAAATTTGCTGTATAATTAGTATCCCAAAATAATACCCACATATATCCTGATAAACTGTTATTATTAACATTTAATATATTATAAGAATTATTTTCAGATTCTATTAATATTGTTGTATTATTTTTAATTAAATTATTTATTTCATTAATATTGATATATTTAGCATCAAATGGTTGATATGGTAAAATAAAATCATAAAATGTATTATCAACTAAAGTATTAAATGTATTATTGACTAATGTAGTATCATCTAAATTAAAAATAAATATTATTTCATTATCTCGTATATTATTAATAGTAAATATAATAGGATTAGTAGGATTTTTTACTAATAATATTTTATCTCGTATTTTAAGTTTAACAAAATTATCAAATAAATAAAACCGTTTATTATAATGTAATAATTTAAGTTTTAATGATTTTTCTGTAAATTTACCATATAAATATGTTTCATTAGATGTTGTTATTGTTTGAGTTGATATTAATAATTCATTATCTTTATGATATATATCACCAATATTTAAACTTTTTGAAGTTGTAAATTTCATTATATTTTGTTTATTGAAATTAGGTAATTCTTTATTATTTTTAGTTGAATAAACACCAAAAGTATAATAACCATTATTTTCAAAAGTTAAATTAGAACCAAAATTTGTAATATTTAATTCACATTCTGTTTCATATCTTATTGGTTCTAATTCATAAGTATCATCAAAATGATTTAATCCCTTAACATAAAAATAATTTAAATTAATACAAATAATTTCATCTTGTTGTAAATATAATTTATCATAGTCTGTAATTTTATATAATAAAGGATTTATTTTGATTAAACAAATTTTATTTTTTACAAAAAATGGATTTTGTAATGATGTATATGAACATAATGATGAATTATTCATAGCTGAAATTGTATTAAATGAATTTAATGATGATATATTATTACCCGTTCTATGTTGAATAATATTATGTATTTTTTTTTGTGTAATTGGATCAAGTAATGTTAATATAAAAAACGATGCTTTATCATGTAATATAGATAGGTCTGTTGTTTTATTAATATTTGGTGTACTAATTGTATATACTTGTGATAATGGTTTAATATTTAATAAACTATTATAATTTAATTGTTTAATTTCATGTGTATAATCTTCAACATTAATATTTCTTGTGTCGCAATAATATTTATAACAAATTTTAGAGATTAGTATTGGAGATTTTAATTTAATTGTTTGTTCATTATTATTAGTTTGATCTATACCAATAATATTTTCATATAATAAATTATATTTGTCAGTTGTTGATTCTGAATATAACTTTATTGAATTAATATTACCGTCTATATTACAATATATTGGTTGTTGAATTTGAATAGTCATAATATTAAATAATTTTGTATAATTATCATATATTGTTGAATTGTTTGTAAATAATAACCATATATAAATTTGATAATCTTGATTATTATATGTTACTTGTATTTTACATAATTCATATTCTAATTTATCATTATTAGTGTAAAAATTTGTTAAAAATATTTGGTTTGTATTATTAATACTAATATATGGAGACAATGATTTAAGTTTAATTGATTCATCAATTATTATTGTATCAATTGGAGTATTTAAATTAATTGAGTTTGTATTTATTACAATATATGAATTATATTCAATATCTAATACTGGTAATGGTATATTAACATATTTACTTATTATTAATCTCATATATAATTTTACATTAGTATTTGTATATGATCCTAATATTAAATCTGATGTTGTTTCTGTTTCACCATTTACATCTATTGTATTATTATTAAAACTATTAATATCAAAAATTTGTTGTGAATAATTTGATTTAAAACTAATATTTTCAATTGTATCAAAATATAAATTAGGATTGGAAATGGATTTTATTATATTTTTGGATACATAATTTTCATACCCAATATTTGATGTTTTATTTGAATTAATTAATTGTTTATTATTTGTATTAAAATGTGCATTATCAATTAAATATATTTTAATATTTTCTGTTGAATTATTTGTATTTATCATATTTTCATAATAAGATATAACATTTTCTGTATCAGTTGGAATTATTATATTATTAACAATTGTATAACTTAATTTTGTATTAGTATTTGTATAAATTTCATCACCTTTTTCATAATAATATATACATTCGTGAATAACATTATCTTTATTTATTCTAACCATATAATAACAATATTCTGGTAGATTCATAGTCTGTAAATATTTTATATTTCCCATTTCATCAATAGAAAAATCAAGACTACATGTATATTCTATTAAATTTAATGATGTTTGTGGTAAAATCCATGTATGATAATTACCAATTGGTATATTATAATTTAATATGTTTTGTTTTTGCATCATATAATGTCTATTTAATTCTAAATCAACAAACAATACATAATTTAATTCTGGAGTATCTAATAATATTTTTGTATAATTAAAATCAATAAAATTAGAATATGCATGACATGAATAATTTTGGTCTGTATTATATGATATACTTTTTAATGTCATACTTGGTTGTAAAATATGTGTAATATAAGAGTTATCTGAATCAAAAGATACAGTCAATTTTTTATAAATAGTTAATGTTAATATTATTGTTGGTGAAACAAAAATTAGTTTATTAGATGTGATAATATTTTGTGATATAATATTTATTGTTTCTGGAATATACATATAATATCCTGATAAAAAGCTATCAATAAAATCAGGATTATCTAACATAAAAATATCTGATGAACTATAATATGTTGTTATATCTTTTTTTAATATATCATCTTGTTCAATAGTATAACTTGTAGAATTACTATATTTAGTTGATTTTGGTGCATACCAGTTTGCTTTTTTATATTCAGATATATGTAAATCTTTTATATTTAATATTGATAATGTATTTATATCAGTATAATTATTTAAATATATTAATTGTTTAAAAGTTAAATCAACTGTGTTATTATGACAAATATATAAATAAAAATTAGTTGGGTCTATTTGTTTAATTATACCATTAATTATTTTACCATCTATATAAAATATTGTTGTTAAATAAGGTTCTAATAATATTGGAATTGTAGGCGGGTCTATTTGTAATTTAATACCATATATATGAATAGTTGATATTAGTTTATTAAATTCTATAGTTTTAGGTGCATTACCTATTTTTTCATTAATTAATTCAACAGGATTAACAATTAAACAATCTGATATTATATTTTTAAATTTATATCTATTTATTATAGTATCTAATTCAGCAGTATATATTTTACCATCATCAAATTTAAATTTACGTATATTCGGTGGTGTTGTTGTAAAAAAATTATTTGATGTATATATATCATCATTAAATATAACATTAACATTAATTGCAGTGTCTTGAATATTATTAAAATCTAAATTATAATTTATAATTCCACAATAATTAAATTTATCAGGTTTTTCTGATATTGTATTTGTTATTAATAGTTCTGAATTATTAAAGTTATCTTTAATTTTATTATCAATATATTCCAATGTTGATATTTCATTATTTGAAGTAATTGAAAAATTATTAATTTGTTTTATATTATTTTGTTGATCTACTATACTAATATTATATATATTAGTATCAATAATTGGATGCAATGTTGTTATTATTGTTGAATTTGAATAATCATAATAGTTATTAGAAATATTTTGATTAATTTCGCTAATTGACATATATTCATTTTTAATATTATTTGGATTAGATATATTTAGATAATCAATATTATCATTAATATATTGTAAATGGTTTGTAAATAATTCTGATACATTATTTAAATATAATATCAAATTATCAGATAATCTATACTTTGATAAATAAGATTTATATATAGGTGATAATACCATAATATTATTTTTTTTAATAAATGTTAATGTCGATAAAGCTTTTTTTTCATAAGTCATATCATTATCAATTAATCTTAAATTATTATATTGATAACTCATAAAATCATTTTGTATATATGGAATTAAATTTGTTGTATTTGAATATGTTTGATTTATATTAGATTGTCCCGTAGTATCATAATTATATGTTTTATAATTAAATAAGTTTGAATGTTTATTTATTTTAGGTATATTATTAAAAATACTTATTGATAAAAATCCATATATTGGAGATTCACTATTTAAAAAATTAACTAATGTATTTACATATTTATTATTTATTGAATCAATTAATTGAATAATTTTTGTATAATCATTATTTGATGACACTTTATCATATATTTGTATTAAATTATCAATAAATGTAGGATAAAAATTGGTTTTTAATATATTTATTGGAGTATTAAATTCATCAAAAGATGGATTAAATGTTAATTGTACTATACTGTAATCATTAACTGGTGTTGTTGTGTTTGTTTGTGTATTTAATGAATAATACAATGAATCTATATCTCTAATAAAAAACTGTTGAGTACTCAAAGGCATCATATAATTTATTACCATATCATTTATTGTTATTATAGATGTATTATTTACTTTAAAATTAATATTATAAAAATATAATGATTCTGTATTATTTACTAACATTATAAATGGTTTATTAAATACAAAATCATTTAAATCTGATAATTGTTTATTATTTATATATTCGTAATCCGCAGTGTGTGATATATAATTATATAAATTTGGTGCTATATTTTTGGTTTTAATTTTTAAGATAGCATAACTAGATAATAGGGTATTACCATCAACATTAAAAAATGGTTCTATATATGGAGATTTTGTATTATCATCATTATTTGTATTTGTAATATAAAAAAACGGTTCTATATATTCAGGATGGTTTTCTAAAGCATTATCAGATATAATATCACAATAATAATAATTATATATACTTGTAATTGTATCTAATAAATAATATTTATTATTATTTACAAGTGTACGATAAATACGAAAACTATTATACTTTTTATTTTGTATTTCATAAAAATTAATTAAATATATAAATGAGTTATTAATAGTCGTATCAATAGTATTACAATCAATAGCTATAGTTTCTATTAATGTTTTTGTATTGTATAATGATAATTTATATTTATATGTTCCTAATGATAATTTACCATCAGGTATAGTATCATCTGGTATTAATAAACTTAGTTCGCATAATTGTTCATTAGGTAATGATAATTGTTCATAGGATGGAACTAATTTTATATTATCATTAAAATTATTTGAATTATTTGAGTTAATTAAATAATAAAGATAATTAGAATCATAATTAGAATTAAATTTAATACATCTATCAATAATATCAAAATTTGTTGAATTAATTATTTCATATGGATAATGAAATATTTCTAAATATATTTCATTAATATTATCATACATATTTGGTAATGTAATTGGATTTCCATTTGTATCTTTCATATAATATAACGGTAAAGTATTATCTTTTATTATTGTCACTAATGTTTTAGTAACATTAGTACTTATATTTGGTAATTTATTTAATTTAATATTAAGTCCATTAATATAATCAATACCTAATTCATCATCTTGAATATTGTCAATAAATGTAGTATTTATATTATTTTCTATATTTATTAATAATAATAATTCATCTGAATTTACCTTTGTTCTATAAATTTTACGACCAATAATATTTTTATTATCTGATATTGGTAAAGTTATAATAATATTTTGATTTCCTGTTAATAAATTTGTAATAGTAACATCTTTAATATAACTTATATCAGATTCACCTGTTAATGAATAATATGATATTGCATATTGATATTTTCCAATTGGAATAAATTTTGTATTATTTGTAAGTGTTGGTGTTATAGTAAAATTATTAGGTTTTACAATTAAACTATTATTCAAATAATTTATTGTTAATAAGATTAATTTTGTTGAATCAATAAGTTGATCAACTAATATACAATCATTATTTGTTGTGTTATATAATGTGTTCGCCTTTACTATATTAAATAAATTTAATTGATTATTTGAATTTTTTGATAATAACATTAATTTATTAGATGTATAGTCTAATATATTAGATTCATTAAAACTTACTAATGGTATATAATTTGTATATACTACATTTAATGTAATAATATCATTATCTTCAAAAATATATTTTTTATCAAGTGTAAATACTAAATAAATACTATTAACATTTAATTCATTTAATATAATTTCATAATCAATAGAATTAAATAAAATAGGCGTTGTTTTGTTAGTTATTTGAGATGTTTTTATTATTGTAATTATTGATTTAGTATCATAATAATTATCATATTTAATTATTAATTTATTTAATGTATAATCTATTTTTATTCTATTTATATACGTATCATTTTGTTGTGATGTAATAGTATAATTGTATTTATTAGTTATTTGTAATTTATTAAAATCTTTATTTTCATTTATTTGTGTATCAACTGATGTAATATTTTCTTTTGTTATATTATATAAATTTTCTTTAAATTTTATAAATGAATTATTTCCAATTGACATGTTTCCAATCCAGCTATTTTTATAAAACATTTCAATCCAAGAATTTCTAATTTCATTACTTGTAATTATATTTCCTGGATTAAATGTAAAATAATATGATAATTTTCTTGTATTTGAATTAGTAAAATCAGGATTTGTCTGTATTTGTTGATAAATATCTATAAATTTTTTATATAATCTATCAACGACTAAATTTCTCCAAAATATTATAAAAGATTTTATAGAATTATTAATATTATTATTGTTTATTATTATATTTAATATATCTTCAGCTATAATTGCAAAAATATTTTCTAAATTTACAGGTGTTAAATTATTCATTTCATCTAGTAAATCTATATTTACTTTTTTTAATTGTGAATATTTATTAGTTTCATTTATTAATTGTTGTTTATAGGAATCAGAATTATAATAATATGTAGTTTCAGTTGTACTAATTGTTATAGGTTTTATATAATAATATGGTTTATAATAATCATTAAAATTTAATTGATTATTTGGAACTGAATAAAATCTACTCATAAATGTTTTTAATTTAATGTAAATATTTTTTGAGTTTGATAAATTAAAATTATTAATTAGATTAACAATATAATTTTCTATACCAAAGAATGTATTAAATAATTCATCTAATATTATGCTATTAATATTCTGTGCATTTAAAGTGTCATTAATTAATGTATTAATATTATTTTGCCATTCAATTTGATAATTAACTTTATCAATAATATTATAATTATTTATATCATTATTATCTAAAACTGAATATTGTTTCCAAAATGTGTAAATTGATTTATTATCGGAATATAACATTTTATATATTAATAAAATTACTAGCGGTGTATATTTTAAACAATCAACTTTATAATTATCAAAATTTTTAAAATTATTTATACAATAATTATAAATTATATCCGTTTCATAGACATCAAGATTTAAAATTGTAGTAGAAA